GCCTCCATAAGCGCAGCTCTAAGCGGAGTGCTGGTGTTGGACAACGCAGTTCAGCACAGCTTCGTATCCCACTTGGCGGTACTCGCCGCTCTGGACTTAACCTGTAAAAACAATGAACGCAAAAAGCAGGTACGATCATCTAACCAGTTATCGACAGCACTACCTAGACCTTGCGGTTCAATGCTCTGATCTAACTCTTCCTTACCTCATCCAACGTGATGAGATCAGACCTACTTACAAAAACCTACGACAACCTTGGCAAGCAGTTGGTGCTAAAGGTGTGGTGACTCTCGCAAGTAAACTGATGCTTGCATTGCTGCCCCCACAAACCACCTTCTTCAAGCTCCAAGTGCGTGATGAAAAGCTTGGCACTGAGTTGCCTGCTGAGATCCGCTCTGAACTTGACCTGAGCTTCGCTAAGATTGAGCGTATGGTGATGGATTCGATTGCTGCTTCTAGTGATCGTGTCGTTATTCACCAAGCTCTCAAGCATCTTGTCGTTGGAGGTAACGCTCTGATCTACATGGGTAAGGATGGTCTTAAGCATTATCCTTTGAACCGTTATGTTGTAGAGCGTGATGGCAACGGTAACGTAATTGAGATCGTCACCAAAGAACTTGTTAACAAGCAACTACTGCCTAAGTCTTTAATTGACGACAAACAATACAACGATGTTACTGACTACAGTGTCAGTGAACAAGACGTTGAGATCTACACACATGTCAAACTTGACAACAACCGTTGGGTTTGGCACCAGGAAGCATTAGGTAAGCGTGTTCCTGGTAGTGATGGTAAGGCTCCTAAAGAAGCTAGTCCTTGGTTAGTGCTCCGGTTCAACACAGTTGATGGAGAGAACTATGGTCGCGGTCGTTGTGAAGAATTCTTGGGTGATCTTCAATCACTCAACGCACTCTCTCAGGCTATCGTAGAAGGCTCTGCAGCAGCTTCTAAAGTTGTGTTCGTGGTATCACCCTCAAGCACTACCAAACCGGCCACCATCGCCCAAGCAGGCAACGGTGCGATCGTTCAAGGTAGACCTGAGGACATCGGTGTTATCCAAGTCGGTAAAACTGCTGACTTCAACACCGCGATGACCATGATGCAGACACTTGAACGTCGTCTGTCTGAAGCGTTCCTCGTTCTCACTGTTCGTCAGTCTGAACGTACAACCGCTGAAGAGGTTCGGCTTACTCAACTTGAACTTGAACAACAACTTGGTGGACTATTCTCCCTGTTGACTGTTGAGTTCCTGAAGAGGTTCGGCTTACTCAACTTGAACTTGAACAACAACTTGGTGGACTATTCTCCCTGTTGACTGTTGAGTTCCTGTTGCCCTACCTCAACCGTAAGATGCTGGTACTGCAGCGTAGCGGTGAGCTTCCTAAGATTCCTAAGGATCTTGTGAATCCCACTATCGTTGCTGGTATCAATGCACTTGGTCGCGGTCAAGACCGTGAGTCTTTGACTGCCTTTATCATGACCATTGCACAGACTCTTGGTCCTGAGGCTATGATGAAGTACATCAATGCTGATGAGGCTATCAAACGTCTGGCAGCTGCACAAGGTATCGACGTACTGAACCTTGTCAAGAGTATGGATCAGCAGCAAGCTGAGCAACAACAAGCTATGCAACAACAGCAGAGCATGATGGCTATGCAGCAAGCTCCTAACATGTTGAAAGCTCCAATTGCTGACCCCAGCAAAAATCCTAACGCCGAGGAAGTTGTCAATGCTATGATTGGCGGCGGCGCACCACCACCTGAGTCCTAATTTTTATGTCCGAAACAGTAACTTATGATCCCAGTGATGACCCTGTAGTGATGTCATCCATCCAGGACGATGAAGCTGATTCTCTTGCCATTGGTGAAGAGATGTATGCTCAGCAAGAGCAGTTGTTGGCAGGTAAATATAAGAATGCTCAGGATCTTGAGCAAGCTTACATTGAACTGCAACGGAAACTTGGTAACAACGACGACGATGCTGAGGTAGAAGAAGCTTCTGAACCCGAAGAATCAAATGAAACTGTAGATTTCTTGTGGCAAATCAATGATGAGTTTGCTAACAATGGAGAACTCTCCGAAGAATCTATTTCAAAATTTGATTCAATCTCTTCCTTGGAATTGTTTCAAGCTTTCCAAGAATTCCAACAGCAATCTGAATCAACTGGTGGTGCTGACCTGACTGACTCTCAAGTCAATGAGGTATTCAACGCTGCCGGTGGTCAACGTCAGTACGAACAGCTAGTCGGTTGGGCAGCAGAGAACTTCTCTGAGGCAGAGATCGAAGCATTTGATAACATCGTTGACACTGGTAATATGGCTGCTATCAACCTTGCACTACAAGGACTACAATCACGTTACCAAGACAACATGGGTTACGAAGGCGAAATGATTCAAGGTAAGCCTGCTCGGTCTATGGATGTATTCCGTAGCCAAGCAGAGCTGGTTCGAGCTATGAGTGACCCTCGTTACGATGAAGACCCTGCTTATCGTCAGGATGTCATCGCTAAGCTTGACCGATCTGACCTTAACTTTTAATGAACGACACAAACATCTGGGCCAAAGAGCCACCCCTCATTATGACTGATCATCCCTACGGTGTCCCACATAACGAACGTGCTGAGCAGCTTAACGGTCGCCTTGCTATGCTTGGCATCATGGCTGCTTTTGGCGCTTACGCGCTAACTGGACAAATCATCCCTGGTATTTGGTAATGCCTCTTAAGAAGGGTAAGTCTCAAAAGACAGTTTCATCTAACGTATCAAAACTGAAGAGCGAGGGTTACCCTCA